GTAACAAGACATGGAATTTGAAGGAAGAATCAGTAGGGTGCTGCCTGTAAGGTCGGGCACCTCGCAGAGGGGAGAGTGGAAGGCTCTGCCCTTCGTGTTTGAGTATTTTGAGACAGGCGATCAGCGGTGGCCCGACAGGGTGCTGCTGGAGACGTTCGACACGAACATCATGGCGCAGATTGGTGCGTACCTGAAGAAGGGTGCCGACGGCAAGGCGGTGGTGGAGAATGGCGAGTGCGTGCTTCAGTATGAATTGAAGTGCCGCATCGGGTTCAGTCACAGCGTGAGGTCGTTCGACAGACAGGACGGCACGAAGGCGACCGTCAACGATGTTCGGTGCTATAAGTTCGAGATAATCGGACAGCAGGGACAGCAGCCAGCAGCCCAGGCAGCACCGACACAGGGTCAACTGGCAGCGGCACCAGCGATGCCCGCGCCAGCACCATTTCCACCACAAGTTGACGCAAACGGTAATCCGACGTATGATGACTTGCCATTCTGACTATTTTCCTGAGAGTCGCCCGACAGGGTGGCTCTCTTCATCCCAACGAGAAGCGATGCCCAACCAGCACCCGCATTTGAGAAATAACAACTGGAAGCGATGATTACAATCGACGAGCGACAAGGCGAACTGCACCGCCAACTGGGTTCGGCTGCCTCGATGGTGAAGGTGGTGATGGGCGTGGCCAACGGCTGTGCGACGGCAATCATGATGGACTGCTTCAGCGAGATCAGCGGCAAGGCTCTTGACCGCCACGGCAACCGTAAGCCACCGCATCCGAAGTACAAGCACAAGGTGAAGGCGGCATACAAGCAGGCAGTGGACGAGATACACCAGTATGAGCGTCGGCTGCTATACACCGAGACCAACCGATTCTTTCACGTGGCCGACCTCTCGCCGAAATATCGCAAGATATACGGAGACATCACCGACGCACAGTTCTTCGAATTCTGGAAAGGCACCAGCGCGAAGGCCTACCAGGTGAGCCGCCCGCTGGTGACAAGCCTATGGAACAAGTACCGCCTCTCGCTGCTGAACCACAACGTGCCAAATGCCGAGACGCTGGCATGGGCGTGTGTAGGTCAGGCTTGCCTGGTGTTGGCTGGCGACATCTTCCAGACGACACTCCGCGACGCGATACAAGCCTGCCCGTTGCTTCGGCCCCACCAGATTCGCAGTCTGTTCAAAGACTTCTCGCTGCGACGTGTCCGTGAGGCATGGACGCGAGCCATGCAGCTGACAGAGGACATCAGTTATGAACTGGAGCCGACCGAGGACAAGAATATAGAGTTTGGCATCATGCAACTTGCCGAGACGTGGGTCAACCCTGACTACATCTACGACAGCGTGAGTGAGACCCTGCCCGAATACGAAGAGATATTCCGCACGAAGGGCGAGATGAAGAAAGCCCTGCGCAACATCGAGGATGTGAGGGCACAGACGTGGGAGAACTTAGAGAATGGAGAAGATTAGAGCTGCCGACCTCGCCAACCTGCCCATCACAGACCCCGTACACGTGGCCAAGGAAATCAACTGGTGGCGACAATACAAGGCCGTGAACGAGGCCGAGCAGAAACGCCGATCAATATACATGCAAGTATATCGGGCGACGAATAACATCAAGTGAACTATGGAACAAGATAACAAAATACCGCTACCGGGAGCGATGGAACCGCAACCGCAAGTGCCGGACTTCCTACAGGGTGACGACTGGTTCGGCAACAACGTCGAACCCTACCTGCTTGACTTCCGCGAGGCTTACAAGCCGCCACGATATACGCTGTCGTGGAAGGGCATACCGTTTGCACCGCTCGGAGGCATCCACAACATCACGGGACAGTCTGGTAACGGCAAGACGATGACGCTGGCACAATTCATGGCCACCATCCTTTGCGGTGAGTTCGGGCAGTTGCGCTACGAACTGACTGACATTGAGCATCCGCGAATACTCTATATCGACACGGAGATGGAGAAGGACAACACCATTGCCGTGAAGAACCGAGTGCTGACGATGGCAGGCCGCGACATCAACGGACAGTATGATGACTTCAATATCATCATGCTGCGTGACGTGGAAGAGGTGCAACAGCTCGACCAGAACCGCAAGCCTGTACTCGACAAGCACGGGCGACCCGTGTTCGTCAATCCTGCCATTGTCCGATGGCGCATGACGCTGAAGGCCATCTGGCAATACAAGCCGACGGTGGTATTCATCGACGGACTGCTGGACGTGGTGGCCGACTTCAACGACAACATCGAGTGTCAGGAACTCATCTTCAAGTGCATGAAACTGGCATCCCACTACGACATCAGCCTTTGGTGCGTACTGCACCAGAATCCAGGCGGTGAGAAGTTGGTGGGTCACCTCGGCTCATTCCTTGAACGAAAGGTGACTGACGTGATTCAGACCAAGAAAATCAAGGATGACAAGACTGGCGACGTGACGTTTGAGGTGAAGCAGAAAAAGGCACGCTCACAGGACTTTCCAGACTGGAAGTTCAGAGTGTTACCCATCGAGGCATGGGGAAGGCCTGAGCAACTGGAACCGGCACAACCTACGGAGCGCGTGACAGGCGACCCGATAGAGGTAGTAGAGCGATGGTTCCGTGAGGCGAAAGACCGCGTGGAGTGGCCTGCCAACCGCAAGACCATCAAGGAAATCATCATCCGCGACTACGGCAAGCAGACCAACAAGCCCAAGCAGGACATCGACCTTCAGATGCTTATCAACAAGCGTCTGCTGGTGGAGAGCAGCGTGAAGCAGAACGGCTACTTCCTGCTGATTCCTGCCGACGATGATTTGCCGTTTGAAGCACCGAGTAATGGTGAAGTACCATATTAACAATTAAAAAACAAAGTAACATGACACAAGAAGAATTTTATTTGAAGGCTATGCTTGCTATGGCGAGCAATCCAAACTACGTGCAAGTGGAGAAGTCTGAAGACGATCCAAGTGTAACAACCCACATGCTTCTGACTGAAGAGATTGAGATGGATGCTGAAAGGCTTCTGAAAGAGGCCAAGGAATCATGGCAAGACGCATTTGACAAGAGGAGTGACAAGACCACAAACGACATCCTCAGTGGTATTGCTGACGACATTTCAGAACTCAACAAGTTTGGCATTAAGACATTCCCTGAAGAGCCTTAAAACGACACCCCAAAAACCATGCCCCAATTCCCTTTTATACCCCTAAAGGGGTATATAAACCATTCCCCAACCCGACAGGCGGGTATCACGGCCCACGTGCCCCTCTGCCCCGGTGGGGAGGGGCAGGGGCACAGGGACGCGCCACCACACCGAACCGCCGCGCGTGACGCGCACACGCACACGCACGTTTATGGTTTTACAGATAATCGACTTTTCCAATTCAACCCGTTGAATTCGACAACTCAACCCGTTGAATCTTCAAATTCAACCGCTTGAATTAAAAAACGACCTATGCCAAAGATACCAGACGACATCATCCGGCGCATTCAGGACATCGCCAAGATAGAGGAAGTGGTGGGCGACTTCGTGACCCTCCGCAAGGCGGGCGTGAACCTCACGGGACTCTGCCCCTTCCACGACGACAAGAATGACGGCAACTTCATTGTTAGGCCTTCGACGCTATCATACGACAGGCCTGGGCGCAACAGTTACCGCTGCTTCGTCTGCGACGCAAAGGGTGGCCCCGTTCAGTTCCTCATGGCGCACGAACGGCTCAGTTTTCCTGATGCTATCCGTTGGCTGGGAAAGAAGTACAACGAGCCAGTCGATGATGTACCGCTCAACTACACGCCACCGCCACCACGACCCGCACCGCCACCACTGCCAAAGCTGGAGATACCAAGGTCGTATGTCGCCAGGACTATGACGATAGCCCAAGAGCAGCTGATATTATTTATCTATTGGTTGCAACGGCTTCCGTGGGACGATGAGCAGCGGGCACGACTCCAGAAGACATTGTGGATGTACTGCGTAGGCGGTTGGCGCGACGGCCGCGTGGTGTTCTGGCAGATTGATCACCAGGGCATACCGCGTGCCGCCAAACTGATGAAGTATCTGCCCGACGGCCACCGCGACAAGACCCAGCACCCTGGTTGGATATACAATCAGGACGGATGCCGACAGCAGCTCGACCCAGAGCACCACGAGATCATCAAGCCGCTGTTCGGCTCCCATCTGCTGAACCGATACCCGAAGGCTGTTGTGAACATCGTGGAGTCGGAGAAGACATCCATCATCATGGCCAACTACTATGGAGACTTCGATAATCAGATATGGCTGGCTTGCGGCGGTCTGAAGCACTTGCAACTCGACAGTCTCCAGCCGCTCAT